GATTATTCTGCATTTGTTGTATTTGATACAACACAGATTCCATATAAAGTTGTTGCAAAATATAGAAATAATGATATTCCAAGTTTAAGATATCCAGATGTTATTGAACCAGTTGGGCGTGCATATAATGATGCATTTATTTTATGTGAGGTAAATAATGATTCTCAGGTTGCATATATTCTTCACACTGAATATGGTTACCCTAATGTTATTCAAACTAAAACTTTAGGCCGAGGTGGACAAGTTGCCGGTCAAAATTTAGCAGGTAAGGGTGTTAAATATGGTATTAAGATGTCAAAACCAGTAAAAAGAACTGGTTGTTTAAATTTAAAAACATTTATTGAAGAAGATAAACTTATTTTTAACGATAGGGATATTATTGGAGAACTTACAACATTTGTTTCTCGTTATAATAGTTTTAGTGCAGAAGAAGGTAAAAATGATGACCTGACAATCTGCCTTGTATTATTTGCCTGGATAAGCACCCAGGAATATTTCAAGGAAATGACCGAGACGGATATAAGAAAAAGACTAAGAGAAGAACACGAAAAGGAACTAGAAGAAAATGACTCTACCCCATTTGGATTTGTTTCTTCATCAGATTCACTTCCCAATGAGATTGCAGAATTGTATGACAACTATCTGGGTGCCGAAAGAGATAGTGATGGAAACCTTTGGTACACAAAAGAAGATGACGATTATTCATATTTCTGGAACTACAATTATTGATTATAGTTTAAATGCCCAATTTCATAAATACTATTAAGACTTACTGAAATTAGGCATAAAAATGGCGACACCCCAATTATCTCCTGGATATATCATTAGAGAAGTTGACCAAACTGTTGGTCGCGTGGATAATATTGTTGATAATATTGGAGCAATCGCCGGTCCTTTTAGTATTGGACCGGTTGAAGAAGCTGTGAATATTAGAAACGAATCTGAACTTCTTACTGTATTCGGTAAGCCAAAAGATACGGATGCACAATATGAGTATTGGCTCTCTGCATCATCTTTTCTAACTTATGGTGGTACAGCCAAGGTTATCCGGTGCGACGGCAGCAATCTAGTAAACGCCAATGCAAAGCACGATGCTGTTGGAGTTTCTACCGTAGGCCAAGCGAATCTAAAAATAAAGAACTTTGATGACTATAATCTTAATCATACTAGTGATGTAAAAACTTATATTTTTGCAGCCAAGACTCCCGGACAATGGGCAAATAACCTAAAAGTTGCTCTTATTGACGACAAAGCGGACCAAATTCTTAATGTTGGAGCCGCAGCAACCGCCGGTGTTATTGGTTTGGGTGTTACTACACCTCTAGTTAATATTCCTTCCGCTGGTGTTGGCACTACAACTCTTTTCAATGGTTATCTAAAGGCGATTGTTACCGGTGTTGGTAATAGCACTATTGATGTAAAAATCACTTCTGTTGTTAGCAATTCTAATGTTGAAACTCCCGTAACTTATGCAGAGCGTTCACAGCTCCGCTCTTTCCTAACTTCAAATAGCATTTCTATTATTAACGGCAGTGGAGTAGGAGTTGCAACAACCACAGCAACTGTTGTAACAGATTGGTATAACGAACAGGTTATTCCTCTAACCAACAGTACAGTTTACTGGAAGTCTATCGCAGCTAAACCTTCAACAAATCAATATTCACTCGATCGTAACGGTAAAAACGATGCAATTCACGTTGTCGTTGTAGATGACACGGGAGAAATTACTGGTATTCAAGGTAATCTTCTTGAAAAGCACACCAATCTTTCGAAGGCTAGCGATGCTCGTTCTACTGTAAATACTCCGCAGAACATTTTCTGGAAGGATTATATTGCTGAGTATTCAAATTACATTTACGTTGGGGATAACCCTTCCGATAACAGCAATAATGAAACCGTATATTCTACCGGATTTAGCAATGGTTTTACTGCTCTCACCAATGGTCGAGGTTTATGGAATGTTTCAGCTCAGAGCGTAACCTTCAGTTCAATTGGTAACTCCATATTCTCACTTCTAGGTGGTAAAGATTACGGGACTAATGGGGGGATGCTTCCAACTCTTGCTGAGATTATTTCTGCATATCAAATCTTCTCAAATAAAGATAAGTATCCCCTGGATTATCTGATTATGGGTCCAGGTTATAACAATAAAGTAGATTCTCAGGCAAAAGCAAATCAATTAATTTCCCTTGCTAATCAAAGAAAAGACTGTATTGCAACTATTTCGCCACATCGTTCAGATGTTGTTGGTCTTACCAATACTGAAACCCAAACAAACAATGTTATTGAGTTCTACACCTCACTCTCCAGCAGTTCTTATGTAGTATTTGACTCCGGTTATAAGTATGTGTTTGATAGATTCAATAATCGTTATCGCTACATTCCCTGCAATCCCGATGTTGCGGGCCTGATGATTCGTACCAACATTAATGCATATCCTTGGAACTCCCCAGCTGGGCAACAAAGAGGCGTTCTTAATAGTGCTATCAATCTCGCATACAGTCCAGATAAAGACCAAAGAGACCGTTTGTATCCCGCTCGCGTAAATGCAATCGTAAATATTCCCGGCTTTGGTCCAACTCTATGGGGGGACAAGACTGCTTTGGGTTATGCATCTGCATTTGATCGTATTAACGTTCGTAGGTTGTTCCTAACGGTTCAACAGGCTCTCGGTTCAACTGCAAATGCAACTCTATTTGAAAATAACACTGAACAAACTCGTTCAAACTTTATTAATATTGTAGAGCCTTATCTTCGTGATATTCAGGCAAAAGGTGGAATTTATGATTTCCGAGTTATCTGTGACACAACAAATAACACCGATGATGTTATTGATAATAATGAGTTTAGAGCCGACATTTATCTTAAGCCAGTTAAGTCAATTAACTATGTGACTCTTACCTTTGTTGCTACACGCACGGGTGTAAGTTTTGAAGAAGTGATTGGCCGCGCTTGATTTATAACTAACTAAACTAAACGGAGGTCTCAAAACTAAAATGGCATCACTAAAAACAATCACTGGCTTCAAATCAAAACTAGCTGGCGGCGGCGCCCGCGCAAATCTATTTGAAGTTAGCATTCCCGCATTTCCTTCTATTGTTCCGGGATGGGACAATGATACATTTACATTTTTATGTAAAGGTGCAGCAATTCCAGCCGCAAACGTATCGCCAGTAGACGTAAATTTTAGAGGCCGCATTCTAAAAGTTGCAGGCGATAGAACCTATGATCCCTGGACCATTACTGTCATCAACGATGAAAACTTTAAGATTCGTACTGCCTTTGAAGCCTGGTCTAATGCGATCAATCGTATGGAGACTGGTACAGGTGTAACCCGTCCAGATTCATATATGGCCGCAGTTGCATATGCCCAACAATTTGGTCGCGGTTACGATACCGGTAAAGAATCCTCAACCATTTCAAATTTACAAAATGGTGGTACGGTGAGCCCCCTTCGCACATATGTAATTCACAACATTTGGCCAACCAACGTCAGCACTATTGATCTCAACTGGGATTCAACCGATCAGATTCAAAACTTTACCGTAGAGTTCCAAATGACACATTGGACCGCTGGAAATGCTAACGGTATTACCGACCAAGTAAACGCTCCAATTTCTTAAACTAAATAAGTCAAACAAAGATAAACTTTATTGATGGCTAAGTTATTTGGATTTTCTATTGAGGATAACAATAAAAAGTTATCCAAGAATATCATTTCGCCGGTTCCTCCTAATAATGATGATGGCTCAGACCATTATTTGACAACCGGTTTTTTTGGTTCTTATGTTGACGTTGAAGGTGTCTATAGAACAGAGTTTGATTTAATCAAGCGGTATCGGGAAATGGCACTCCATCACGAAGTTGATAGCGCCATTGCTGATATTGTAAACGAGGCAATCGTAACTGACACAAATGATTCCCCAATTGAGATTGAACTTTCTAACCTTAATGCAAGCGATGGAATTAAAAATGCAATTCGTCAAGAATTTAAGGCAATTCTTGAAATGCTTGATTTTGACAGAAAAGCCCACGAAATTTTCCGAAACTGGTATATTGATGGGCGGCTTTATTATCACAAATTAATTGACATTAAAGATCCACACGCCGGTATTCAAGATATTCGGTATGTGGATGCTATGAAAATTCGCTATGTTAGGCAAGCGAAAAAACAGAAACGAGATATCCTTGGCCCAAAAATGTATGGCGACCAGGGGCCTAATGAACAGGTTTTTCCTGAACTTGAGGAATATTTTGTTTATAGCCCCAAGCAAACATACCCAGTGGGTGCAGCAGATATGTCTGCTGGTGCAGAAAAGGGAATAAAATTTACAAAAGAATCAATTGCATATTGCACATCCGGTCTTGTTGATAGAAATAAAGGCACATCGCTATCATATCTCAATAAAGCAATCAAGATTCTCAATCAACTTAGAATGATTGAGGATAGCGTAGTCATTTATCGCCTTAGCAGGAGTTCAGAAAAAAGAATCTTCTATATTGATGTAGGTAATCTACCGAAACCGAAGGCTGAGCAGTTCCTTCGTGAACAGATGATGAAGTATCGTAATAAGATGAACTACAATAGCCTCACTGGCGAGGTAGATACTTCTCGTAAGTTTATGAGTCTTATGGAAGACTTTTGGTTCCCCCGTAGAGAAGGTGGTCGTGGTACTGAAGTTACCACGCTTCCGGCGGGCTGTCTAGCAATGGATACAAAAGTGTCTCTACTGGATGGAAGGGAATTAACAATTTCAGAGATTGAGGCTGAAATGAAAGATGGTAAACAACTTTGGACTTACTCGTGTCACCCTTCAACTGGTGTGTTTGCGCCCGGTTTGATTTCTTGGGCTGGTGTAACTCAAAAGAGTGCAAAGGTGATGAAAATTACTCTTGATAATGGTGAAAGTCTTGTCTGCACTTATGACCACAAGTTCCCAATTTATGACCTCGGTTTTGTTGAGGCCAAAGACCTAGTTGTTGGCCAAAGTATGATTTCTCGTCAAAAAGAGTCAGTTATTTGCGTTTTAGCTATTGAATATCTAACCGATGAAATTGAAGTTGGCACCCTAACCATTGATTCAGATGAATCTATCCATAACTATCACACTTTTGCCCTTTCTTGTGGTGTTTATACCAAAAATAGCAATCTTGGTGAATTAACGGATTTGGATTACTTCAAACGCAATCTATACAAATCGTTAAATGTACCAGAAACCCGCATTGGTGGGGATAGTGGATTCAACCTCGGCCGATCAACTGAAATCCTCAGAGATGAAGTGAAGTTTACAAAATTTGTGGGGGGACTTCGCAAACGCTTTTCGCAACTTTTTATTGACCTCCTAAGAACACAACTTCTTCTGAAAAATATTGTAACACCAGAAGACTGGAAGAAAATGGTTGAACATATTCAGTTTGACTTCCTATATGACAATCACTTTGCTGAACTCAAAGAATCTGAACTCTTTACAGAGAGGCTCAATATGGCATCTATGGCAGAACCTTATGTTGGGCGCTATTTCTCACAAGATTATCTTCGTCGTAAGATTCTTCGTCAAACCGATGAGGAAATTATTGAACAAGATGAAATTATGGCAAAGGAGATTGAAGATGGCATTATCCCTGATCCCAATGCACCAGTTGATCCACAAACGGGTTTACCCATAGAAGTGGGTATGGTCCCACCAGAAGGCACTGCAGCCGCTCCACAGAGCCCTACAGCAGCCTCTAGTGCAGGTAACAACATAAAAGGTCAATCTGGTAAAGTTCCCGTAGAACCGGATATTAAGCCCAAAGAACCCAAAATGCCTAAGGGCGGGGAAATCTAAATAGACTTAGTTAATTTATAACAAAATGGAAGACCAAGACCTACTTGATTTGATTGCAGCAGACGAATCACCGGCACAAATTAGTGACCTTATCAAGGATATCATTAAGGATAAGGCAATGGAAAAAGTTGATGCACTAGTTCCCGAAGTTTCTACTTCACTCTTTAATGGTTCAGAGGATGAATGAGCGAACTCAAAGATTTCTTTGAGGCTGTAAGTAAAGAAAAAAAATCATCAAAAGAAGTAGAAACTAATTCTTCTACTTCTTTTGATGATTTTTTTGTTAAGCCTTTACTGGAGGAAGCCAAACCAAAAAGAAAGACTAAAACAATAAAATCGAAACCAAAGATTGAGCCAATTAAAGAAGAAGTATCTTTAATAGAGAAATCATTAGGACTTCTCGCAGAGCCAACTAATACAAAAAATGAGGATCCTTTAACTCCTCTTAATCAGAACTTTATGACTGTTGAGGCTTTTCAAAAGCATTATCAGTCATTTTTGGCAAGAATACAACAGCAACTTTCAACTATAGGTGGCGGCGGGGAAACTCGCCTAGAATTTTTAGATGATGTTGATAGAAACTCAGTTAAAGTCAATAATAAGTTTCTTCGTTACAATGATACAACAAAAAAATGGGAGGGTGCCGATCCAGGAAGCAGTGGAATTCGTTATGCAACCGTTTCTGTAACATCTGCAGCATACGTGGTTCAGTTAACTGATTACTATATTGGAGTAAACTATCCCGGAGCGGTAACGATAACGCTTCCGGATAATGTTGAAAATGGAACTTGTTATGTCATTAAAGATGAACTGGGGCAAGCCTCAAATGGAAGTAATCGTTATATTGCAATTGTGCCATCTAATTCAGATACTATTGATGGACAAGATAAGGCGACAATTGCTTATAATTTTGGCTCACTTACATTAATTTATAACAACGGTTGGAGAATAGTCTAATGTCACATTTATATGAATCGAGTAAAAACTTATATGATGCTTTTGGTAGATTAAAAGTAGCAAATCCTTTAACGTTATTTGATTCTAGTCATCGTTATAGAGATAATAATCTCTGGTCAACAACTGTTATTGGTGCAGGTAGCACATATTCATTTAACCAATATCAAGGTCTAGTTGAACTTACGGTTGGAACCGGAGCAACTTGTCAAGTTGTAAGAGAAACAACAAAAGTATTTGCATATCAACCTGGAAAGGGATTAAGTATTCTTAATACTGGAGCTATGAATCCACCAAAGTCAAATCTTCGCCAAAGAATTGGGTACTTCGGAAATGACAACGGAATTTACTTTGAACAAGATGGAACCACCGTAAATATCGTAGAGAGAAGCATTGTAACAGGAATCGTTTCAGAAACTCGTGTTCCACAATCTCAATGGAACGTAGACACTTTAACCGGGGTTGGAGCATCTAATCCATCTGGAATTGCGTTAGATATTTCCAAGGCTCAGATATTCTGGACCGATATTGAATGGTTAGGAGAAGGAACAGTAAGAACAGGATTTGTAATAGATGGAAAATACGTTCACGCTCATTCATTCCATCACGCTAATCTTATTGAAACAACTTACATAACGACGGCATCCTTGCCATTGAGATATGAAATTGCAAACACTGGAGTTACGACAAGTGCAAGTACAGTGAAGCAGGTATGCTCCACAGTTATTTCTGAAGGCGGTTATGAATTAAGAGGGTTACAACAAGCAATAGGAACTTCTATTGTATCCCCAGTAAATTTACCCCTCGCGGGAACTTTATATCCAATAATTTCAATCCGTCTTAAGGAAACTCCGAATAGATTAGATGCTATTGTGATTCTTACTGCCTTGTCAATGCTTGGTATCACAAATAACTCAAACTATAATTGGAAAGTTATTGCAAGCGGTATTACAACAGGTGGAGTCTGGTCCGATGCCAGTTTAGATTCTGCGGTAGAATACAAAATCGGTGGCGGTGGTTTATCCGGTGGTAGAGTTCTAGCATCTGGGTATTTTAGTGCATCAAATCAATCAAATTCAAATATTGATATCCTTAAAGAAGCATTGTTTAAGTTTCAACTGGAAAGAGATGGTTTAGCTGGAGTACCATTTGAACTTACTCTTGCAGCGGCGGCAAGTTCGGCAAATTCTGTCATTCACGCTTCTATGGATTGGGAAGAGATTAGTCGTTAAGAATATAAATAATAATTATGGACTATTTTTACTAATGCAAATCACTAAACTCATTGAGACTGAAATTACAACCGCCACATCTGCCGGGGCTGCTACTAGCCTTAACTCTGCAACCTGCGTTAGGCTCTGTAACAGTACCGCTGGAGCGATTCAAGTCAGCATTTCAACTTCTGTTGGTGCATCCGCAACATTTGTATTTACAATTCCTGCAAATTCTGTTGAATTTTTACAAAAAAATCCAACGGATGTTATTTTCACCAATTCAGCAATTAAGGCAAATAAAGTAGGATTTACTAACTAATGGCAATTCAAGAGATTACTAGCGTTATAATTGATAAGGGGACGGATTTTTCCGTGTCATTTTTAATCGATGCATTCGATGGTAATCCCCTTGATTTATCAAGTTATACCCCAGTTGCTAAAATAAGAAAGTACCCCAGTTCACCTTCTTATGCAACGTTTACCGCAGTCGCACTAGGAGCAATAGGCTATATTTCACTTCAAATGGGTAAAGCAGACACCCAAAACCTGAAAACCGGAAGAAACTACTTTGATGTTCTTCTCACAAATGAGTTTGAGACAATCAAGGTAGTTAAAGGTACAATTATGGTAGAGGGGACCTCTGCACCAGAAATAGAAATCCCTAAAGTAAGCACGATTCAAGACCCGATCACCAACTATGCTCAAACGGCAGGCATTTCAACAGTTTCTCAGGGTCTCACTGGAACTCCTAATATTACAGCAGGAATAATAACGGCAACTAGTTTTGTTGGAAATTTAACTGGAAACTCAAATGCTGCAACATATTCGGTAACATCGGGAATTTCAACGAATGTAATTGGCGGAATTGCCTCTATAACCTCCTTAAATGTGACCGGCCCCTCATCTATTAGTGGCGCTCAAATTTCAGGAGGTATTGTTACTGCAACTAAGTTCGTGGGAGATGGTTCTGAGTTAAAAAACCTCCCTCAAATTTCATCTGTTGGATTTTCAACTACTGCCACCAATCTTGCTGTAGGAACTACTGGTTCACTACCTTACCAGTTGGCTCCAGGTGTCACAACATTTTTACCCGCCACTATTACCAATAACCAAGTCTTACTATACAACACTGGAACCAATAAGCCATACTGGGGTGATATTTCCAGTGGTTCGGGTGCCTACAATTCAATTATTGACCTTCAGACTGCCCCCCAGACGGGGGCTTCTCTTGTTAAGCAATACTATGTCAATTACAGTGAGGTTAATCTAACACTGCCTTCGCCACTTGAGACCGGAGCAGGCGGGGGTTGGTTTCAGTGGGAGCCAAATCTCCCCAAATCGCTACATGACGGTGGCCTATTTATATCCCCAACCGTTCCATATGACGGGACTCGGGCAAACCTAGTCAACTTCCTTAATAAGATAGGCGAAACCTCGCCAGGCACTAATGGTGTATGGCGACGAGTTTTCTCTGGCAATGTAATGTCGGATTGGTTCGGGTGCGTTAGCAACAGAATTGCTGATGACTACCCGTCCATCCAAAAGGCTCTGGACGTTGTTTTCGCCATGAATAGCATAGAGCAAGTGGGCAAGTGGTTTGTTGGAAAAACTAACGTTGTTCAAATTAGCGGCAACTGCAAAATCAAGAGATACCTTGATGTGGGGGCAAGGATAACCATTTACGGCGAAAGAAATACTCTTGTATATCCACAACAAGACTCTAGTTTTGCTGGTGATTATAATGTAGCCAGCGGACCTAGCATCTACGTCGATCGTGACTGCGAGCTTTTCCGGCCAACGACATACAATTGCGCCGTAGTCCTGAGAGGAGATGCCTCGGCCCTGGAAGGAATCACCGTTGACGGCTACGAGATGACCTACGGATCCTGGTATCCGATTATCAAAATTGCAACCTCTCCTGCAGGGGTCGGGGGTTCTTATGCGTTCAACGGGGAGCTTCATGTCATTGATCCAAACGACCCCAAGCAGAAAAAAATCCTTTCACTGGAAACTGCCGTTATACCCTCTCACCAGTTTGGTGATGCATGGTATCCCGGATTCCAGTTGAAAGCCATGGGGGGCAATGCCACAGGAATTGGTGTTGCAACTAGCACTTACACCAGTATTACACCAGCCAACCCCTACCAGTGGGATGTAGTTTCCGGCACGATTCCTACCGGGTTTGCAGTCTCTAAATCCGGGTGGGTAACCTGTGATGCTGGCACAGCACAAATTGGCAAGCAGTTTGTAACGATTCAAGTAGCAGACGCCAGTGGCGCCACTGTGCAGAAAGACCTTGTGTTGGAGGTTACCGGTAAATATATTGAATTGCCCCTGTCTGATATTCCCCCGGCGACTATTAACCAGGCATACAAGTACAGTTTCAATGTTCTGAATAATGACGGTATAGCCCACTATTGGTGGCTGATTGATGGTCCCAGCGGTCTCACAATGAACCAAACCACTGGTGAAATCACTGGTACTCCCCCCGCAAACGCATTCGGAAAATACACCTTAAAAATTGCTATCACAAGTGCGACCAATACGGTTAGTTTTGACGCAAACACTCTAATTGACGAAATCTTCATAGACTTTACGGTTGAAAATACCGCTTTCCCCTCGATGTATGGCTCGCTCCCGGAAGCAAGGCTCGGCGTGGTTTATTCTGGCGTGCTGTATCCAGTAGGTGGAGTTGGGCCATTCACATGGGAGATTGATGTAGCCAGATCGGCGGGCGGCGGCAATAATCAACCCGGTTATCCATCAGCAACGCAACCTGCCCCAGGATTGACGCTTTCAACAGACGGCATCCGGGGCTTTATCACTGGAACATCAACTACTTCAGGGAACTTCTCATTTTTCGTTAAATTCACTGACTCTACTGGAAAAATCTTTGGAACAATGATCGTGTTTAACGGGACATCATGGACCGTCCGCCCCCAGTTGAAAACCTCTTTGATCTGGAACCTTCCGTCGGCCGTCGCGGGTCATCCCTACTCCTATCAGGTAGAGGCAACGGTGGATGGATGTACTTTTAGTGCAAAGTCACTTCCCTCTGGGCTGACAATATCTAGCAGCGGCCTTATCTCAGGAATCCCTGTCGGGGGCAAATATGCCAACGGTATCGCATGTGAATGGAGCGCCAAGTTAGACAACTTTATGGTGAGAAATTTCAAGGGTGGGGCTGGTGTGTTGGTTGATGGCCCCAGCAATGTTCATATCTTTAGGAACTTTTTTATTAACTCCTGCGATACTGGTATTTCCTCCGACAATATGTATGACTCCCGAATGGAGAGCTTTTACATCTATAACACTAGAATTGGTTTACAAATGCGGGGCGGGACCGCTGCATGTACTTATATTAACGGCAGAATTGAATATATCCATGAGCACGGGGTTACTGCATTGTTTAGTCCAGATAACATCTGGAGCGGTGTCTATTGGGATACATGCGGATTTACCAATGTAGACGCTGACCGATCCGACAACTGGGCAATCTCCAACTGCTTCTTTTTTAGAAACGGGCGTAGAATCCCGCCGCGTGGGAAATACTATATGCCAGACAGTCCTCCACAGGTCTCCACACATATTAATGCTATTGATTGTAAGGATTGGGTGGTTAATGGTGCTGCCTTTGTAAGGGGGTGCGACAGTGGCGGCTCCAGTTCTACCCCCTACAGGCGTTACGAATCTGATGGTAGGAGGCTATATATCAGGCCATACACCTGCTTAACCATTGAAAGATGCAAGAACTGGACAGTCAACGGGAATGCATTAAACGGATGCACCAGGGCGTCAGTATACTCAATTGAAAGCGAGTTTGATTTTGTCGCAAATGAGGTCAATTTTAGCGGGAACACTGTTCAAATAAAAAACCAGTTCGGGGTCTCACGACAAGGAGACTCGAAAATCTCCAACCTCCTAATAAATCCAACTAAGGCTAATTTTGATGCCGAGGGCACCGAAGACAATATAGATACAGACTTCCCCAGCACTTCGCTGGTTCTAAATGGGCATGAGTTCACGGATAGAAGCTCACGAAGCCTTACCTTGAATAATACAAATGTCTCAATCAGCACCTCTGTTTTCAAGTTTGGCACAGGTAGCTTTTCTTTTAACGGCACAACATCTCTTCTTACTCCATCAGTATCAACTAACAATGACCCTGCTGCACCATTCTACTTTGGCACAGGTGATTTTGATTTGGATTTATTGGTTTACCCGCTTAGAAATAATGTTGTTCAGACTCTAATTGACTTTGGGGCTACTTCGGAGGCGGCGCCCTTTGCGCTTATATTGGATGCAAACGGAAAGCTAGCGTTAGCCAAAAATCGCAGCACTGGCGGACAAACCATAGACTTCACTAGCACTAGAACTATTCCTACCAATATCTTTAGTAGGATTACTATGAGTCGGTTTTCGGGGGTGGTGAGAATTTATATTGACGAGACCCTTGAGGCTACATTAACAACACAGTTCAGTGGCAGATTCATCGTCTCAGGTTTCAACCGGCCAATTATGGGGCGCGGCGGATTTACAGGAGCGACTGATTTCTTCCAGGGATATATGCAGATGATAAGGGTAGATAAGTCAATCTCTCGCTACGGATTACTGAAGACCCTAAAGCCATTTACCCGACCGTACGCCACCGTAAACAATGGCAGTCTGCCCCCAGACACACTATTCTTTACTCCCGCCAGCACACAGCTAGAACACTTTTTTGGGGATCGAGGAAACTCAATCGTGATGGGTCCCAGTGCATCCATACAAAAGCCCCTTAGAATAAGTAGGCTACGCAGAAATGATTTAGTCAAGGAGCTTATAGCCGGGAAAGGGTCTTATGCTTCAGGGCAAGAGAACCCGTCATACTACTACTATAATATAAAGAAAGATGCAGAAACGGGAGTTACTTCATACACTTTCCAGACCTGCGAGATCAGAACTTGGGCTGCAAGAGTTGGCTACCCAGAGGAACTTGACAGGCTAAGGAAAAAATCACTGCTTCTTGTCCTGTGGGCTAGATCAAACAATAGAAATCCTGTTACCCTCTTCACCCAGTTCTATGCCGGAACGTCTGGTAACAATTTTAGGGTTGATGGAGGCTTCTTCACCAAGTTCACCTTAACCCCATTCTGGAGGAAATACGTCTTCCAGATTAAGGCCCCCGACTACGATCGGACTCTGATTGACCCAAGCACATCTAATGCCCTTTTTAAGTTCTACTTTGATGATAAGTCGGTTAATTACGATTTAGACTTCGGTGGCTTGACGCTTTACGAGGATGACGGCAAGTTTGGGTTTAGTCCACTTGTAGAGTAGAAATTACATTCTTTAAAAATCTTGTTATTATTTATCAAATATAATCTCTATTGTTACCGACAAATTGACTACATTTTCAATTTCAAACAAGATCAATTAATAAATAATTCATACTAACGAGTACACAACAAGAAGACATTCTGGGCACTCCACAGAGCCCCCACAGCAGCCCTAGGGGTAACGTTTGAGACAATCAAGGCAGTTAGAGGTACAATTATGGTAGAGGAGACCGCAGCACGATGAGCGACCAATATTCGGTAAGACTGGGGCCGGGAATTTATAAAGTAAGCACGATTCAGGACCCGATCGCTGACTCTGCTTTTAGGATTTACACACAAAAGAAAGAAAATGATGCTCTTTATTATTTAACTTTCGTTGGAGTTAATTCAACGACCCCTTCAACTAACCCGATTTTTACTAGTTCTGGCTTAAGTTTTAATCCATATAGAAGCACACTTTCATATTCAACACCGTCGCTCACGATTGGTAATACTTCTGCCCCAGGTATAACATCTTTCATTGGAAAAATTAAAGTAGGTGGCGATGAAATTCTTTCATCGACGGGGCAGGCCGCAGTTGGTTTCGGAGGATCTGATGTATTATTTCCCAATAATGTTCTAGTCAACAATAATCTAGTAGTTAATGGTTCTTTCATTAGTAATGCCCCTTCACTATCTGTAGAGGGTCGCCTTCTTGACATCGGCCTTTTGAATGGCGGGGTTGGTGTTGTATCAGATACAACTTGGGATTTGGGTCTAGTTTTTAACTATAACGAATCTAACACCAGAAAGAGAACTGCCCTTATTTGGGAATATTCCACAAAAAGATTTCAATTCTCAAATAACTTCATTTCAACAAATACTGGAGACCAATATAGTAGCCCACAATTGACGATTTCAAATTTTGCTCCAATTGAAGTTGATTCTCTTTGGATTAATAACTCCTGCTCTGGCGGTCCACAAGTTGTAATTGGGTGCAATGATGGTGAACTACAACTGCAAAATGTCTCTATTGATGAGGGTTTTTATTGATGAACGAAGAAGCACTAAAACAAATTATTGAAGTTTACCAGCAAAAAACTTTTGATTTATTTAACAGAAATGTTGCATTGGAAGCACAGATTATAAGTTTACAAAAACAAGTCCAGGAACTTCAACGTTCTTCAGAGGAAGAGTATTGACGCCAATAAATAATAAGTAATGATTCCAGCAGAATAAATGGCCACCCCACGTATTCGCATTAAGCGTTCGTCAGTTCGAGGAAGAAAGCCCACCAGTCTAGAGTTGGGTCAGCTTGCCCTAAACACCTATGATGCAGAACTTTATATTAAGCGCGAGAGGCCAGGAATTGGTACTGATATTGTAAGTGTATCAGTAGGTTCTTCGGTAAGAAATACTGTTTATGTGACAAAGGACGGAAAAGATACAAATACCGGCTTACGATTAGGCGATGCAAAGGCAACAATCAAAGCAGCAGTTTCTATTTCAAAAGCTGAAACTACTATTGAAATCTCCCCCGGAACGTACTTTGAAGACAATCCCATCACGGTTCCTGACCAAGTAAGTTTTACGGGAACGAACCTTAGAGAAGTCAGCATTCAACCATTAAATCCAGACAAAGATTTATTCTATTGGGGTTCTGGTAATGAGTTTGAAAATGTATCTTTTTATGGCACTATGCCAGGAAAGGCAATCTTCTCATTTGACCCAGTAGAGCAGCGTTATATTAATCAGTCACCTTATGTGAGAAACTGCACCAACTTCATTCCGGGGAGTATTGGAATGCAAATTGATGGCGACATTGTAATTGGACCACTTAAGAGTATGGTAGTTGACTCTTATACACAGTATAATCAAGGTGGTATTGGAGTTTCTATTACCAATAGTGCTTATGCTCAGTTGGTATCAATCTTTACAATTTGCGATAATATTGCAATTTACTGTGGTTCTGGTGGTGCCTGTGACCTTACAAACTCTAACTCTTCATTTGGCACCTATGGTATGATTGCTGATGGTGTCAGCCATATGAAGTTTCTTGGCATCGTTACTGCAACAGCTGGAGCTGATAGCGATAGATTTGATATTGATTTATCTACACCGACATTTAATGTTGTTAATGCTCTTTATGATAATGTTTCAGGTATTACAACTATTTACACAAGTGCGCCCCACAGGTTTAATGTGGGAATGTCAGTTACAATTTCTGGTTTAGGTTTCACTTGCCCCACATCCGCTGGAATTCTAACTTATCCTAGCGGGAGTAAAGGATATACTTTTGAAGTAAAAACTGTTGCACCTGGACGCTTCATCGATGCGTCTAATATGATTAAACTTAATAAGCGAGAGATTGTAGATAAATCTCTTGCTTCTATTGCCATTAATCATCCCGACTTTTATTTTCCATTTGACTCTCAAACTAATTCACGTTCTCGGTATTATGACGCTTATAGGCTCATTCAACAGAACAAGCGAGAAATTGTAGAGAAGTCACTTGCATCTATTGCCATTTTTAATCCAGATTTTTATTTCCCCGGAGATTCTCAAACTAACAGTCGTTCTCGGTATTATGATGCATATAGATTAATTCAACAAAATAAAACAGAAATTGTAAACACAGCCTGGAATAATGCTCTCATTCAATATCCTGGCATTTCTACAACCATATCTAAGTGCAAAAGAGATTTGGGATATTTTGTAGACGCAGTTTCAACAGATGTATTCACGGGCGGAAACAACTATTCAAGAGAGTTTGTCAAACAATATTTTAATGGTATGGGTATTCCAATCTCCAATGGTCTAGTTGGCGAAGAAACTCAATCTATTTTTGCCTTTCAAGAGGCAAGAGAACTAGTAAAACTTGCTATCACCAATAATCTGCCTGTCAAGGATTTAACGGTTTCTACTGGCCCCTCATCCTATGCCGGGGCTGGTGTAAGTATTCCCAATACCAATCCAAATGCCTGTGCAGATGTCCGCTCAAACGTTGACAATCTTGTTGGAATTATTACAACTGTTATTGGGGCAGGGAGTCTAGTGAGTTTACCGAGCGTTAATGTTGGAACATTTACGACTGGTGGTTCAAAGTGCTATAGAGATTTAGGTTATTTTGTGGACGCCATTTCTACCGACGTATTTACCGGGGGTAACAAGTATGCAAGAGGGTTCACATTACAATACTTTAATAATTCAGGTCAACCTATTGTAAATGGTCTAGTTGGTGAAGAGGCCGAGTCCATTCAGGCATTTATGACGGCTGGTGGTTTGATGCGCCAGGCGATTACAAATAACCTTAACAACAAAGATTCAACGGTATCAGTTGGTACTACAATTTATAATGGCATTGGTTCCACCGTTCCAAATTCTGACTTTGGAGCTTGTTTTGATGTGCAATCAAATATTAACAATCTGGTTGGTATTGTTACAACCGTTCTAGGTGCTGGTGTTCTCAATGCACTTCCAAATGAAAATCTAGGAGGGTTTGCGGAAGGGGGTTCAAAATGTGCAAGAGACATTGGTTATATTGTAGATGCAATTGCTTCAGACCTAATAAACTATACCAATAAGGAAATCATTAGGTCCACTAAATTTTATTTCAATAGAAATGGTTCTCCTATTTCTAATGGTCTTGTTGGAGAAGTATCTGAATCTATTACAGCATTTATGGCAGCAAGAGATTATATCAAACTTGCAGTCAATAACCAATTAAACAACAAGAATTATGCACTAGCTCCAGACCCATTAACCGGATTTAATACAAGTCCAAATTCCTGTGCAAACGTTCTTACAACTATTGACAATCTTGCTGGCATTTTAACTGTCAATTTAGGTAACGGTAATCTAAATTCACTTCCAAATGTTTCTCTCGCTAGCACAGTATTCAGCATCAATGTTGGTATCGCAACGCAGAAACATTATTATAACTCAGGGGGTATTACAAAATGTAGCACAATTAGACCTTTTGATGGCCAAGTTGTTTATTTTGGCGACCTCACTTATGACATTGATACCATTACCGTTGGAGCTGGCGGAACTGGCTATACTTTTGCACCAAACATTACAATTGAAGACCCAGATTCACCCTGGGGAGTTGCAGCACAAGCGGTGGCGGAAATTTCAAATGGCTCAGTTTCCACTATTGAAATTGTGTCTTCAGGTCGCGGTTATACTAGAGTCCCAAGAATTACGATAGAGGGTCCAAGCGTCGGATTCAATACTGCAAGACTTATTGCATCAATTAGACCAACATATTATTCTGTTGCAAAGGCTGAGCCAATTGGAAACGATAAATACCGAGTATTTTTCAATGAAAACGTTCCAGCATTTATTGGCATCGGAACCGAAGTTCCATTCTACAAACAAAGTCGTATTCTTGCCTCTGGCCATTCTTTCCAATACATAGGTGCAGGAGATTATATTGATAACGCCCTTCCTTGGCTTGGCGGTCTACCAATTCAAGAAAATGAAACTGTGTCTAAAAATGGAGGTCTCGTTGTTTATACGAGTACAGACCAATCTGGTAACTTTAGAATTGGCGACGGTGTAATTGTAAATCAAAACACCGGTACAGTTTCGGGTTCATCTTATACGAAGAGTCTTTTCTCAACTCTAACTCCATTTATTCTAGCTCTAGGCGGCGACTAATTATGCTAATAACAATTCCAGTGTCAGTTGGTGAACTTTTAGATAAGATTACAATCTTAATGATAAAGTATGAGCACTCTAAAAATATTGAAGTGGGTAAAGAACTTAATAAACTCTCTGGCATTGCAAAAGAGTTTAAGGTCTTAAACGATGAGTTTATTCAAGTTCTCTATCATACTAATTTAATCCTTTGGAATATTGAAGATACCTTGAGGGAATTGGAGAAAGAGAACGAGTTTTCGGAGGAATTTGTAGATTTAGCAAGAAGTGTTTATAAGACTAATGATTTGAGATCCAAAATAAAAAAGGAAATTAATGAGTTTTATGGTTCAGAAATTACCGAATATAAATCTTATAAATAGACATATTAACGGAAGAAATATAATAGAATGGCTCTAGCACTTAACGTCTTTAAAACTATTACAAAAGTTTTAGGCACCACTCCAGAGAAGGTATATACAGCCCCTATCGGTTATACTGGAGTTGCTCTTTTTTGTAATATTGTAAATAGTGGAGCAGTTTCATATGATGTTTCAATTTCTCACGAAAGAACTGTTTCGGGAATTGCAGTAACGACTCCTATTCATATTCAACGTCCAGTGTCATCAAAAGACAGTTTTAAGCCTTTTTATGGTAAATTTGTTCTTGAAAGTGGTGATTCATTAATAGCATATGGTAGTAGTGGAACAGAGTTAAAACTAATTGCTAGCATACTAAATACTCTCAATTAAAATGTCGGACTATCTTAGCGGAAGAGAACTTAGTTTAAAAATTGGTGTAAGCAGTTATACTGAATCTAATCTAGTATTAGATGTAATTGGTAGAACAAATTTGGGAGTTACATCTGTAACAAATCTTACTGCTAATACATTTAAGAGCACTCAAATTTTGGGAGGTATTGTTACTGCAACTAAGTTCGTGGGGGATGGTTCAGAATTAACTGGCATTACCGCGAGTAGCATTGTTGGTATAATATCCTATGCATTAAATTCTGGCACTGCAAATAACGTAATCGGAGGAATTGCCAATGTAACGTCCTTAAATGTGACCGGCCCTTCAACTATTAGTGGCGCTCAAATTTCAGGAGGCATTGTTACTGCCACTAAGTTCGTGGGGGATGGTTCAGAATTAACTGGCATTACCGCCGGTGGTATTGTAGGAACGATAACGTATGCAACAAATGCGGGGTTTGCAAATAGTGCAGCCTCTGCGAACTATGCTCAAACGGCAGGCATCTCAACGGTTGCTCGGGGCCTCACTGGAACTCCCAATATTACAGCAGGAATAATAACGGCAACTAGTTTTGTTGGAAATTTAACTGGAAACGCAAATGCTGCAACATATGCAGTAAATTCCGGCATTTCAACAAACGTAATAGGCGGTATTGGATCTGTAACATCTTTGAGTGTATCTGGTATTTCTACTCTAGGATTAGTTAAAATCTCTGCAGGTATTATTACCGCTACTTCAGGAAATGTAACTTATTATGGAGATGGCAGTAATTTAACAGGATTAATTCCAAACACGGTGGGGCTATCCAGTGCATCTATTCCACAATTTATTAATTTTTCGTCCACCAGTTCTGGGGTCACCTCGTCAATTTTAGCAAGCTCTACATTTGTATATGTCCCTTCCAGCGGTAACTTGGGTATCGGAACAACAACCCCGATAACTAAACTTGATCTGTTTGGTAATATAAGACTCTCGGCAGGTTCTGGAATTGGAACATCAACAAGTGCTAGACCATCTTTAACTTTTATTGGAATTGCTACTCAATTTAATTATTCTGGTGTAGCAAACACTAATGCAGTAGAAATAAAGGCATATGCAAGAGATAATGGAACTTTAGTTTTTAATGGCTATGGTAATCAAATTTTAACCTTAAATGATGACTTTGCTGACGATTTATTCGTAGTTTCAAAGTATACTCCAAAACCATATTCTTTTATAGAAGCTGGCGCATCCCCACCCACAGAATTTATAGAACAATCATTTAGGATAGACAGAGCAGGTAATACTATTGTCGGTATAGGTACATCAATTCGTGCAAAACTTGATGTAAGAGGTAGTGTTATTTTAGGGGTTGCACATACTGCCATTACCACGCCGTTTAATGTCCTAGCAGTATCACCACAAAGAATTAATGGGGATGTAACAATCTTTGGTCTGATTAGACCGAGGCAGCCATTTAGTGATTTATCAAACTCACCAACCACAAACCATATTATAGTATCGCCTACAACTGGAGATACAGGTTCTCTTAACTTTTATACTGGAACCGCAAGCACTACGCGCATACCTGACCAGATTTTAAGTCTTACTAATAATGTCTCTGGTAGTCTTTTTAGCGTAAATAGCCCAGTTGTTGGATTTGGTTCTACCACTAACTTATCTATAGGCTCAACTATTACTGCAATTTTTGAAGTTAACAGAAATGGTAATGTTGGGGTTGGAACATCAGTTCCTACATCAACTCTTCACGTTCAAGGTAATGCCACAATTACGGGTATTACAACGTTTGGTTTAGAAGCAACATCGGCACCGACAATAAATAGAACAATGAGCTTTGAACTTACAAACAACAACACTCTTACAGTAAGAGTAAGAGGAACAGACGGTTTAGTAAGAACCGGAATCATAGCACTAGTTCCCTAAGGAGAATAAAAATGTCAGTAGTAATCGGACCAACAACTTGGTGGTTAAGATCAAAAGAAGCGGCAGATTATTATGCTCGTATCTGTCCTTTGGGGACCATTTTGGGCGACGGTTCAGCGGTTTATCGTCGTGCGGGTGGACAAGCGTGGATTGTTGCCCCCGCTTCTACTCAAATAAGCGACCAATGGGCAAGTGGGTGTTGGAATAACACTTTAATTGTTGGCGGGGGGAACTCACTGTGTTGCATTTCCAATTGGCCCAATACGTGTAACCGTTTGATTTGTTGCGGTTTTAATCCCTGCGACTGGTTTATACCATGTCAAGATTTATTGGTTACTGCATATTGTTGTCGCGCTTTTTGGGATACTTGTTCGTCTATCGTCTATTGGAGTTCTAGCGAGATCAATGCGTCCAACGCTTGTGGCGTCAACTTCCTTAGTGGTTGCCTGGACTGCCGCAACAAAAGCTGCCCTTTCTGTGTGCGTTCCGTCCGGTGTGTTTTTCTTTGAATTTTGAATTTTGAAATTTGTATTTTGCTGGAGTTTTTAAAATGATTGAAAGTTTGCAAATCTACAGAGATATTTCGGAATTAAATAAAAGAGTTTTTATAATAGTTAAAAATTTTCCTAGAGAATACAAATTCACTTTAGGAACAAGAATTCAAAATGTTTGTTTAGATTGTGCTGCTTTGCTCTACCGTGCAGCAAGACATAAAGACAAGAGGCAGGATTTAGATGAATTAGTTTCTAGTCTAGATTTTTTATGTTTTTTAGTAAGAATGAGCAAAGATATTAATATCGTTACCGAAAAACAATTTTCTCCTTTTATTGAAGTAAGTCAACCGTGCGTTAAACAGGCATCAGGTTGGTTGAGGTCAACTAAATAGTTCGTCATTCATAATGAGCAGAATGGTCAGTTCTAGCAACTGAACAGAGACTCCTTCCACACGATTTTCAGAGTTTTTAATAACTAAATGTTTACCAAAACACTCTTTTCTAAAGAAAGACTTGTAATTGAAAATCAATTTGTTCGTCTACGAACTATTGGAGTTCTAGCGAGAACAATGCGTCCAACGCTTGTAACGTCAACTTCAATAATGGTAACCAGAACAACAACAACAACAAAAGCAACACTAACTGTGTGCGTTCCGTCCGGTGTGTAAAGTTACGAATGACATCACATTTGATGAAGTTTTATCGGCATATTATTCGTGTAGAAAGAGAAAAAGAAATAGTAATCAACAAATTGAATTTGAATTTAATTTAGAAAATAATTTATGGGAACTTTACCTAGAATTAAAATCTGAAAAATATGTTCCTGAATTTCATATCTTTTTTATTGTTTTAAAACCAAAACCAAGAAAAGTTTGGGCAGCAAGTTTTAAAGATAGAATAGTTCATCATCTACTTTTCAATAGAATAAAATGTATTGAAGAAGATTATATTCAAACCACATATGCCGGTATAAAGCAAAGAGGAACATTAAAGGCCGCAATAGATGTTCAAAAGACGTTTAGAAAACTTTGGCATCAGAGAAGCGATTATAGAGTACTTCAAGTTGATATATCAAACTTTTATGTTTCAATTGATAAAGATATAGTAAAAACACAACTTTATCCTAAAATTGACAATTTAACAACTCTTCATTTATTAAATCTATTCATTAGCCAAGACCCAACCAAAAATTTTATTTACCAAGGCAACGAAAAGTTAAGACTTTTAATTCCAGAAACTAAATCATTGTTAAATAAAGAAACAGGTCTTCCCATTGGAAATTTAACTTCACAATTTTTCGCAAATAATTATCTAAATGATTTTGATTGGTTCTGTAAAAACAAAATAACTTACTATTATTTTCGCTATATGGATGATTTGATTTTTATCTTACCAAAAGAAAAATCCATTCGGACAACTTTATCTATAATTAATGATTATCTTCTAAAACTTAATATGAGATTGAATCCAAAAAAGACAAAACATAACAAATTGGAAAATGGTGTAAATTACGTTGGTTATATTATAAAACCATTTTCAATTTACATACGAAACGCGACAAAAAACAGAGCAAAATTAGCAATTAATCCAAAATCAATAAACTCTTATTTTGGATTGATGATTCACTTGAATTGTTATAATTTAAGAAAATCTATCGCAATTAAAAACAATTTAAAGATGTCTCACTACGCAAAACTAATCCCTAAATAAAGAATCTTTACAAACTCATTATTATGACATTGATGCCAATTTATTCAACTCCTTTTTGGAGTTCGGAACTACCCGACTTTGAGGAGCAAAAGGAAGCCTTTCTTCAAGCAGTAAGGGCTTTCAAAGAAAATAATCCGTCCATTACAAAATCAAATATTGCGGGTTATCACTCTCCAGATACACTTCAAGGAGTTCCAGAGCTTCGCCCACTATTAGAGTTTATCTGCTCAATGGCACTTCAAGCAGTAGAAGACCTGAATTTTATTGAGTGTGATGTATTTCTAACTTCTGCCTGGGTAAACTTTAATGATACCCGTCAGGCAATGAATAATGAGCACATTCACGACCAAACATTCTCTGGTGTATTCTATCTTTCTGCACCACCCGAAAGTGGTCGTTTAGTAGTCTTTAATCCAGGTCTGAATCGCCTTTGGAGTGGTTGTGCGCTGACTCAAACCAAAAACGAATTTACAGGTGATATGCTCCGTATTGAACCACAAGAAGGAACAGCTCTTCTTTGGCCAGCATATCTACCACATTCAGTAGAAACCAATAATCACGACGAAGAGCGAATCTCCATTTCTTTTAATATTCTTGCTCTTCCAAAGGGCAAAATGAATTTCCCAACACTATGAACATCCTAGGTCTTTATGGTGCAGTTGATTGGGATGCAAACCAATCATACGATGACCATCAAAATCTAACGTGGGTTCACGATGCTGGGGTAACACTTTTAATCAATGGGAAACACATCTGTAGTATCTCTGAAGAGCGTTTAACCCGCATCAAACATGATGGTAACTTCCCAATCAACTCCATTGAATACTGTCTTCAAGAGGGCAATATCGCGGCAGAGGATGTCAATTTGATTTGTATTCCATCAATGTGTCTGGAATACTTTTATCGTCAATTAAAAGACGGAATCATTGAGAAAAAAATCAAATCACTGTTTCCCAATGCCGTCTTTAAAATTATTTCTCACCATCTATCTCACGCCGCATCTGCAGTTTTTTCATCAAAATTTAACGAAGGAACATTTATCACATTGGATGGTGCGGGTTCTGTAATCTATTCTTATAATCAAGAAGACTCTCTAGCAGCAGAAACAAATTCAATTGGTTACTTCAATAAGGAAAATGGCATCTTTAGATTCTTCAATGGTATTTCTGGAACCAATAATTTTGGGTCTTATTATCATACTGCGGCGCACAAAATCTATTGCAAGAAAGTCAGAAATCATATTGATGCTTTTGATGAGAAATACAGAGAAAGTTGGGACGGTAAGATAATGGGTCTTTCCGCCTATGGGAATCTTCCATACAAAGAGGAGTATAAAGAATATCAACTTTCATCAGACCTTCATTACAATGAGGTTCCTTATGTTGTATTTGATTACAAGTCTCATTCCATTCTAAAAACAGCAGACGAGCAAGCATATATTCTGCAAAAGAACTTTGAAACTGCTCTTGTTGATTATATCGGTGAACTCAAAGCTAAATCTTATCTTGAAGATAATCTATGTCTTGCCGGTGGGTCATTTTTGAATGTTCTCGGAAATAGTTCCATTCGTAACAATAAACTCGTGCAAAATATGCACATTCCTTCTTGTCCAAATGATACCGGACTTCATTATGGTGCTGCTCTTTTTGGGGCATTTCAAAATAAAGAAAAAATTGAACTTCCAGAAAACATTGCACTTCTAGGTAAAGAATACACCAACGGGGAAATAGAAAAAGAACTTACCCGACATAAAGTCACTTTTACAAAGTATGAAGACTTCGAAGAACTCTGCTATCTAACCGCCGATTATATTGCTCAAAACAAAATCATCGCCTGGTTTCAAAATCGTTCTGAATTTGGCCCAAGAGCACTTGGTTCTCGTTCTATCTTAATGAGTCCAACCCGAAAAGAAAACAAGGACATTCTTAATTCAAGAGTGAAGCATAGAGAATACTGGAGACCTTTTGCCGGTATCATTCTAGAAGAGCATCTCAATGATTACTTTTATGAAGATTATAAGTCTCCCTATATGTTGTATTCATTAACCGTAAAAGAAGACAAGGCGCACGTAATTCCTGCAATTACACACGTTGATTATACTTGTAGAATTCAAACCGTCAGCAAATCATTGCATCCACAAACAACCCTTTTACTTCAAAAATTAAAAGAAAAAACGGGTATCCCTGTGGTTCTAAATACATCATTCAATGATAATGGTGAACCTATCGTTGAATCACCAAAACACGCGGTTGAGTCATTTTTAAATCTAGATATTGACTATCTCGTGATTGGAAACTATATCGTTCAAAAGCAAAAAATTAAAAAATCACTTGGAGTTCTATATCAATGAGCACGATTATTAACATTGACGGTGGACTAGGAAGGGCAATCACTGCAATTCCTGCCCTACTAAAATATCATCAACTTCATCAAGGTGAAAAATGGTATGTGATGGTTCACGGTTGGGACTTTATGACCTGGGGTATTCCAGAACTTCAAACAAGAACTTTCAATCCAGAGACAAAGGGAACCTTTGAAACCTATTACTGGAATGCAACAAATATTATTACTCCAGAACCGTATAAAATTCCCGCATATTATCGCCAGGAAATCTCTTTGATGGAAGCATTTGACCGAGAAATCAATAATACAACCGACCATTCAGACCTACCCGAACTAACTCTCAATCTATCAGATTTGGAGATTGTAAAAGGTCACGAAGTTGTTTATCAGGCAAAAGAGCAACAGAAGAATTCGAAAACAATCGTGATTCAACCATACGGTAGAAGCGCCAATCGTTGTCCTATGGGAGTCTTTGACCCAACCTATCGTTCTCTTTCCGATAAGTCATTTGAGCAGATTGTATCCATTCTTTCAAAAGATTATAACATCATCTTTATGGGAGAAAAAGATTTTTATGACGGTAAGACATTTATTCCATTGCCAGACCCTAACTTAAGAGAATGGGCAGGAGTCATAAAAGCAGCAGACTATTTTATTGGTTGTGATAGTTGCGGTCAGCATATTGCAAGAGCGGTAAATCAGGATGCTTCAGTCTTTATTGCTGGAACACATAAGGTTAACATTTCTTATCCAGATGTGTTCCATATGATTGAAAGAGATGTGCAATTTTACCCGTCTCCAATGAGAATCTGTGGAATGGATTCACAGCTGGCAACTCGTCTAAATGAGCCAAGAGTTAAATTCACAGAAGAAGAAATTAAAACCACCTGTAGAGAAATCATTGAAAGAATAGAGAAAAATACAAAGAAATCACTAGATACCTTTGTTCCACAGAAAACTTGTAAGGGACTATGTTACTCTTAATCGCTAAATAGTCACATAAAGAAATAAACTAATATGCAAAATAACAAACTTTATAGTCCCCCTGATGGTGATTTTCCGCAAGGTCTTCCCGATTATTGGAAATTTGTTGACGGCGCGGTTCGCACTGATATGAAAACTTTGAATACCAGTCAGATTAATGAATTGGGATGGACTGGTCCTTATACATATCCAGTTCCTAAAAATCCTGAAGATATATCCCAACCCTTTGATTATGACTCGGAATTTCAAAAATTTATTTGGGATAGAGTAGAACTCAAGTTCTATATCGTGGATATGGATGAAGATGAAATTGCATATCTACTGGCATTAAGAACTCCCCCCGCCCCAGAACCTCCTCCAATTCCAGAACCCAGATGGGAACTTTTTGAGAAAGTTGTTCTAAGGAATACTGCTATCATTAACCTGCTTGTTACAGCCGCACAAATAAATCCTCTGGTTGCATCAGCATTTCCGGCATCATTTTATATGACCAAAATAGGTGACTTTAGTAGTTTTAGAATTATCTGGAGAGAACTGATGCGATATGTTCAGGTTTATCCTAGCGTAGTAGAAGATACAATTAGTCTCGCAATAGGTTGTCATCTTCCTCAGGAGTTTATTGATATTATTACAGATTATTTACCTACACCTGAATAATGTCAGAACTACCAGTATTTCAAATTATACCAAATGATAAGGTTCGTTTGTTGCAAGATTGGCAGATAAATGAGTCTTTAGTGATTCCTTATGGCTATGAATCAGACCTTGGAAGCATACCGAGGTCTTTTTGGTGGTTTCTACATCCAAACGATATTACATATTCTAGTATCATTCACGATTATGAATGGGAACTGGCAGATTTGGGTAAATATAGTTTTTTAGATGGAAATAAAAATTTCTTAAAAAACTCCATTGAATTAGATATGATTGAGCCATATAAGGCATACATTTGTTATTGCACATTAGAACTGATGCGGATTTATAAGTTTTTTAAGTTCAAACATTGTTGAGCAATAAATAATTCATACTAATAGACACAATTGATGAAACTTTTTACTGAAGAAGCCCAAGACGTTAAGATGCTTACCGAAAGTGTAAACGGTAAGAAAAAACTCTATATTGAAGGGGTATTTTGCCAGGCAGAAAATAAAAATAGAAATGGTAGAGTTTACCCATTTCAAGTTCTCAATAATGCGGTAAACTTCTATATTGAAAACTTCGTTAATAAGAGACGGGCTGTAGGAGAACTTGGTCACAGTGCAACTCCAACCATTAACTATGATAGAGTGTCCCATATCATTGAATCTATTACCAGAAAAGGCAACGATTTTTATGGTAGAGCATCTATTACAAATACCCCAATGGGTAACATTGTAAAGAACCTTCACGATGAGGGTGTCGTTTTTGGTGTTTCTTCACGGGCCGTTGGTTCTTTAAGAGCAACTAATGAAGGTGTGAATATTGTAGGCGATGACCTAATGTTCTCAACCGTTGCAGATATTGTTCACGACCCTTCCTGTACTTCTGCATTCGTAGAAGGTATTATGGAAGGTAGAGAGTGGTATTATGATGTGACTAAAAATGAGTGGCTTATTGAAGATACCAAGAAGAAAATTAACAAACTAGTAGAATCTCGTCAACTTGAAGGGAAAAAACTAGAGTTATTTAATAATTTCATAAATAGTATTTGAGTTGCCTGAAAAGCAATACTTTACTAAATAAGTATAGAATAAACAAATTACAAGGTTTCAAAAGGAGAGATTAAAATGCCTCGTGGTAAGAATCTACAAGAAATGGACGCAAAGAATCCTCAGTCAAGAACTGCAGTAAACAGTGG